CCTACTTATACTAAGGGGTCAGTGTATGTCAGCATTAGCAGTTAAATTACCAATTACCAAAGACTCAATAAATGGTTACACCATGATTGATGATTTTACAACATTAGTAAAGCAAAATTTAAAAATGTTAGTACTAACATCTAAAGGGGAAAGAATTATGGAACCGGAATTTGGTGTAGGTATTAAAGATTTTCTTTTTGAAAATTTTAATAACATGACATTTAAAAAAATCGATACTAGTATTAGAAAGCAGGTTGAAATGTTTATGCCAGCTGTTTCAATACTTGATATAAGTTTTGCCGGCAGTGAAGTAGATAAAAATTTATTAGGAGTTAGTATATTCTTTTCAATTCCAAGTATTGATGTAAGAGATTTATTAGAATTTACTATTTAAAAAAGAGGGCTTTATATGTCTAAACACCAAAAAAAGGTTGTTCCAATCAACTATACAAATAGAGAGTTTGAAACAATCAGAAATGATTTAATAGAATTAGCTGAGAGACTTTATCCTGATTCTTTTCAAGATTTTAGTGAGGCATCATTTGCTTCTTTAATGGTTGATGCCGTTTCTTATATAGGTGATCAGCTTTCGTTTTATTTGGACTACAACGTAAACGAAGCCTTTTTGGACACAGCTTATCAGTATAATAATATACTTAGACATGGAAGAGTTATGGGTTATAAACATACTGGTCGCCCATCAACCTTTGGTAAAACTTCAATGTTTATTTTAGTCCCAGCTTCTCCCACTGGTTTAGGTCCGGATAAAGATTATATACCCGTTTTGAAGAAAGGTACACAGTTTTCTACAGCTGCAAAAATACACTTTACATTGATGGAAAATATAGATTTTTCAGATCCTAGACACACAGTAGTGGTTGCAAGGGTTGATGATTCCACCGGCGCGCCAACTCATTATGCCATAAAAGCGTATGGCAATGTTATTTCTGGCGCGTTTGCAACTGAAAAAATAAATATTGGTGATTACGAAAGATTTAGAAGAGTGCGCTTACAAACTGGAAATGTTTCAGAAATAATTTCTGTTTTCGATGAAAGTGGCAATGAATATTTTCAAGTTAGCTATCTAGCGCAAGATATGGTCTATAAAGAGGTTGCAAATACAAATCATAAAAATGATAATGTTCCATCAATTATAAAACCGTTTCTAGTATCTAGAAAATTTGTTGTTGAACACGAAAGACAAAACACATTTTTACAATTTGGAAGTGGCAAGGCCGGCCAAACCGATGTAGTGGCAGACCCACAGTCTGTCGCAATGGATATTTTTGGTAAAAATTATGTAACGGATACTAGTTTTGATCCTACTCGTTTATCAAAAAATGATTCATTTGGTATAGTGCCATCAAACACTTCTCTTATCGTTACACTTAGAACCACTAATCCGATTAACTCGAATGTCGCAGCAGGCCAGCTTAATGAAGTAACAACTGCATTGTTTCAGTTTAAAAATCAAGCCAATTTAGTTACAAGTAAATTAAACACAGTTAGGCGCTCTTTGGAAGTAAACAATGAGGTACCTATTATCGGAGATGTAACGAATCCTACTTCAGCAGAGGTTAAGCAAAGAATTTACGATACTTTTCCAACACAAAATAGGGCAGTTACTCAGTCTGATTATGAAAGTATTGCTTATAGAATGCCAGGCCAATTTGGTTCAATAAAAAGATGCTCAGTTCAAAGAGATCCAGATTCAGAAAAAAGAAACTTAAATTTTTATGTTATCTCAGAAGATCCTTTTGGTAGCCTTATAGAGACAAATAATACTATTAAAAAAAATCTAAAAATATGGTTAAATGAATTTAGAATGATTAATGATACAATCGATATTTTAGACCCATTTATCTTGAATTTTGGAATAGTATTTAGTATTAAAACAAAATCGGGCGTAGATAAGTATGGCACCCTACAACAGTGTGTTAGTGCTCTGACTGAACATTACGAAGAAGGATTTTTTATCGGAGAAAGCTTTTCAGTTAGTGAAATATATGCTAAACTAAAGTCTATCGAAGGTGTTTTAGATGTTTTAAAAGTCAAAGTTGTTAATAAAACAGACACTAGTTATTCAGGTGCGTCAATCGACATCGATAAAAACACTTCTCCAGATGGTAATATGATTGTAATTCCTAAAAATGCAATCGTTGAAATAAAGTTCCCCGGTACAGATATTGTTGGGACGGCAAGATAATGTCCATAAAAAGATTTATAGCAAACGCAGACAATACCATAGTTAATACATACGACGAAAACCTGTCTACACGTGCAACTGGGTCCAACACTGGTCAAGCTGATGTTGTTGAAGTATATTCTATTTGGGAAAGGCAATCCGTAAGCAGTTCAGCAGCAACTGGGTCTCAAGAGTTATCTAGAGTTCTGATGTCCTTTCCAATATCACAAATATCAGCTAGCAGAGCATCGGGCTCACTACCTGCTTCTGGTAGCGTTAGTTTTTATCTAAGAGTTTTTGAAGCAGAGCACTCGCGAACAATACCTAGAAATTTTAAATTTGTTGTTCAAGCTGTATCTCAGTCATGGGAAGAGGGAGACGGACTCGATATTACACAATACAAAGACTTAACAAGAAATCAAGTTGGCTCAAATTGGATTAGGGCAAGTAAAGATGCAGCTTGGTCGAGTATTGGCGGTACATATCATGCCACTCCAACGTATACACAGCATTTTTCAGGTGGAATAGGCGATGTTGAGATTGACGTTAGTGAAATGGTCGAACAATGGATTGCCGGCACTAAAGAAAATTATGGCTTAGGGATTAGGTTGTCGTCTAGTTTTGAAGCTTTTTATTCGCATTCTAGTGGGGAAAATGCAGAAAATATGATTCACAACCCTAATGGCGCTAAAAAATCATACTATACAAAAAGATTTTTTGCACGTGGAACTCAATATTTCTTCAAAAGACCTTGCTTAGAAGCTAGATGGAATTCAACAACTAGAGATGACCGAGGTAACTTCTATTTTAGTAGTTCATTGGCACCAGCAGAAGACAATTTAAATACAATTTATCTTTACAACTATGTAAGAGGCAGATTGAGAAACATACCTAGTATTGGCACCGGCGATATATTTGTAAGTTTGTATTCTGGTTCATCAGACAACACTGCACCAAGTGGATCCAAACTTCGTCTTTACACGGGCGAAACGGCAATAACCGGCGGTTATGTGAGCACAGGTATATATTCATGCTCTGTTGGGCTTACTAAGTCTGCTGACGTCACGCTTGATACATTATTTGATGTTTGGCATGACAATTCGAATACTGAATTTTTTACCGGCTCAATCACCACCCAACAATACAAAGGCAATGTACATACACGCGAGCCAGTTTACTTTTTAAATATTACAAATTTAAAAAACTCTTACATGTCAAATCAAAATGCAAGATTCAATTTGTATGTTAGAGAAAAAAACTGGAGCCCAACAATTTTTACCAAAGCCAACGAGACTGCCGAGCATATGGTTATACCAAGTGCTTCCTACAGAGTTATAAGAACTGTTGATAATTTGGAAACGATCCCACACAATACAGGATCTGATTTTGCTACTGGACTCTCTTATGATGTATCTGGTAGTTACTTTGATTTTGACATGAGCCTTTTGCAGCCCGGTTATGAATATGCATTTAAAATTGCTTTTTACGATGATGAACTTTTATCATGGCAAGAGCAAAACCAGCAATTTAATTTTAGAGTAGAGAAGTATGAGCATTAAAAAACTTTTTGATAACGCGGTCGATAACTCACGCTTGTCGGCTGGGAGTGAAAAAGAAATTTTTGAAGAAGCCGAATCTTCAAAAAACATTCAACAAAAAATTATTGACAAGAAAAGATTTGTCCCAACAGTTGATTATTCAGACCCAGCCAATTTTGCTACGTATGGTTCAGCAAGACTATATTATAACTCTGCGTTAAAAAGAATTACTGATTTTTATCCGTACGACGGTTCTGAATTTGAATTAACTAAGTTTTTGAATGAATCGCTTGATATAGAAAAATATGTTTTAAAAAATCTATATCCTAGCTCAACTGGTTATATCAACTTAGCACGCGGTGGTTATAGCGTAAGTGAGGTAATAGATGATTATGGCATACCAACAACCCAGCAATACATACAATTTAACGGCGGCCCGGGAACTGGTTCAGCAAAAAGTTTAGCACTTAAAGATTTGTTGCCTAATGAGGCAAACAGTAGTTATAAAAGTTCTAATATATATGACACAAATTTATACAGAAACGAAACCTTGCCAGCAGACTATGGTACCGGAACAAGAGAATCAAATTTAAAAGCAAATTTTGATAATGGAGTTACAGTTGAATTTTGGATGAAAACTGGCTCTATACACAATCAGAACACATCAGGTCGTCAAGTCGTCTTTGATGCTTGGAACAACAAAGCAAATACGCATGCTGATTACTCACGTTTAACGATTGAACTAACCGGCACCACAAACAGATCTGGCGGCCGTAAAGATCCGTTTATCGTTACTGTTCAGTCTGGTGCAGATCAGCCTAGAACAATCGGAAGAATGTTAGGTCTTGGTGACAAATCACTTCATGCAAACATGGGTGACTGGAATCATTATGCACTTCGATTCTACAACACCGGTTCTCAAAAACAAATACTTAAAAGTGAACTTTACGTAAACGGCAGATTTAGTGATTCTGGCTCACTTTCCCCTTACGCTTTGACACATAGTATGGAGCTTGTTCAATCATCAAGCCATGATTGGTATGTAGCAAACGATACTAATCGATACACATCGTACAAGCGTTTGCAGGGTTGGTGGAAGCTTGAAGACCCACGTGGAGAATATGTAATAGATTGGAGCCAGAACGGTCGTACTGGTAGCTATGGGAGCAGTAGTTACAAGCCCGCAGCGTCTAGTAAAACTCCAAGTGCTTACATCCAAAGTGCTTCTGCTGATTTTGATAGTGCTTTGTATGGTGTCAATATTGGTGATGCAAGTTTGTGGAACGGTATTATAGGTACAAATCAAACTGCATCAAATAGTCCAAAATTTACAATCTCTGCCCGTATACGTAAAACTGGCGATGGTGGCGGTGGTTATGGTAGAATAATTGATTTTGGTCTTAAAGATATATCACTTTATTCTAATAACTCCAATAGAATAAAATTTGCGGTCAAATGGAAAAGCGCTGATGGCTCCAGCGGCCATGTTGTCTATAGAACACCGAGCGCATCTTTCACAAACGACACATGGGAACATGTATTAGTCACCTATGATGCAGCACATGCTCCCCAATCTGCTTCATCTGATGGTTCGGTTTCAACAGATACTTTACCAGGCAGCCTGCCAAGAATATATGTAAATGGAAACGAAAAAACTGTTGAGCTTGAAAGTGGCGCACCAACTGGTTCGTTTTTTGGAATTGTAAATCAAAACTGTGTTATTGGAAATGTATCACAAAGAAATCGTAACTGGGAAGGTGAAATTGCTGACGTTGCAATTTGGGACATTGTTCTAGATCAAACTGATATTAAAGCACTTGGTCACGCTCAAGACTATAGACAACCATTTACAAGAATTCCAGAGCTTAATGATAAAAGCATGCAAGCTCGTATTGGTGCATTAATAACCAATCCAATTTCTTCTTCAGCAACCGCCGGCGCCGGCCGCTTGTCTGGCTCAATTGACGAGTTTAGATACTGGAAAACTTCAAGAAATGCGAGAGAGATCGGAACTAACTGGTTTACAAATGTAAGAGGCGGCTCTAACTCAGATATTTTTAGCGCAGATTTGGGCGTATACTATAAATTTAACGAAGGCATTACAACCGATACGTCAGTTGACAGCGTAGTTCTAGATTATGCAGGTCGAGCTACTAATGGTGTGTTTGTTGGATATTCTACCAACTGTAGAAATACTGGCTCCGCAATTGTCTCAGCATCTGCAGCCAACAAAGAATTTGAAGATCCCATTATTAGAACAGAACACCCAAGGTATATCAGGCTAAGGGATGAATTACATCAAACCGGTTCAAGTTACGACTATAGCAACAATGCAGCCCTTATCGCACATGTACCCGGATGGATTCAAGACGAAGAGCCTGAGTCAACAAACTCACACTTAAGATATATTACTCATGTCATCGGAGCTTATTTAGATAAGTTAAAATTACAAATTGCTGAAGTTCCAAAAATAAAATTTGCACAATATCCAAGTGCTTCACATAAAGTTTACCCAATGGCTGAGCATTACCCACAATCTTTAGGTTTATATGTTCCAGAGTTGTTTGTTGATTCCACGATTCTTGAAAAATTCATGAATCGTAGCGACACACAAAATTTTGAAAACGACATTGAAGAAACTAAAAACCTTATCTATCAAAATCTTTATAGAAACTTAGCTGACATTTATAAAACTAAGGGCACTGAGAAAGCTATTAGAAATGTTTTAAGATGTTTTAATGTTAGCGATGGCTTGCTTAATCTTAAAATTAATTCAAACAATCAAGAGTACGAATTAAGAAATAACTTAACCTTAAAAACGCTAACTAAAAACTTCGCTAATTTTAATACGGCTAATAATAGCAAAGCAGTTATCTACAACAGATCAGCTTCCTTTCCTAATTTATCAATTGAATCTGTTTCAGGCTCCGTAAATGGTTCACAAAATCAAGATCCTTACGGCTTTACATACGAAGGTAACTTCTTGTTTCCAAATTATAGTAACGAAGTTGGAAACTTTATTAGAGATAGAGATTACGATCAAATTTCTCTCTTTGGGTACCTACAAGTAGCTTCTGGTGACGACGATCGAGTTAAAGGCACAGACACCACTAAGAACGAAGATGATCAAGCAACAATGAGAGTTTATGCAGTTAGAGACAAAGTTGGCTCAAAAAATGCATACTTTAAGCTTTCATCATCATTTATGACAGCTTCGCAAAACTTTGTCTTAACCAGTAGTACATATTTTGATCTATACGATAATGAAAAATGGAATCTTTCGGTAAGAGTTAGACCTAAAAAATATCCGCTTGCTCCTTTTGTAACCGGTTCGGGTGATGGCACCTATGAAGTTGTATTTGCTGGCTACACCGCTCAAGCACCGGGTGTTTACAATAGTTTTAGATTATCGCATGATCTAACTGGTACATTTGCAAAACACATTATACAATCTAGAAAGCGACCTTTTGTTGGTGCTGACCGTGTTAACTTAACAGGAGCAGTCAGATATCGTTCAGATGTTTATGCTTCATCGGTTGCATTTTGGATGAAGTATATCGGTGATGATGATCTGATACAACACGCATTTGATTTTGAAAATATTGGAGTTTCAAGTTCTTACAAGTCGATCTCCGTGCTTGACACAAGTTTGTACGGCTTCAATGCTACAAACGCGGACACGCTTGTTTTTAATTGGAATTTTGGGAATGTTACTGGATCTGACGCCAACGGCAATTTTGTCGTCCAAGACTTTAGCTCTGGCTCTGTAACAGGTAGCACAGGTACAGCTAGAGATTGGGTTAAAGCGGTGTCGGGGTATCAATATACTGGCTATGGATACGGATTCAATGCTAATTCTACAGATGTTGTTGAAAAGAAAACTATAAACACATATAAATTTGTAGATCCAGAAACAGTAGTCTCAGCTGATATGGTTCAGTTATTCTCAGATGAGGATATGTTATTCCCCAATTTAAGAAGAAACGAGATTGTTCCAAGTTTTCAATATTCAATTGAAAAAAGCTTGTATAACGCAATAAGTGAAGAGATGCTAGATTTCTTTGCAGGTGCTGCAGATTTTCATAATATCATTGGCCGACCAGTTAACAGATATCGCGGCCGATATAAAACTTTAGAAAAACTTCGAGAAACCTTTTTTAGAAGAGTTAAAGAAATTGCAACCGTTGAAAAATATATTGAATATTACAAGTGGTATGATGAAGCAATTACAACTGCAATAGCTCAGCTTGTTCCAGCATCTTCTGAATTTGTCAATAATATAAGCAATATTATTGAAAGTCATGTTTTAGAAAGAAACAAATATAAATCTAAGTTAAACATTATTGACTCAGATCAATTCTGGCGCGCATATGAGCCAGTAATTCCTCATGTCGGTGGCGGCGGTGATGATGGTGTTACCGACACTTCGCTAGAAAGTTATCCCGGTTCACCAAGACCAACTGTAAAAGCTCCAGGTTACTGGGATAAAAGAGCAGAATCTAAGCAATCTGAAATTACTTCAAATAATACTACTATTGATACACAGAGAGATAAATTCAAATCTGTAATTTATACCAAACCAACCTACAGTAGCAGCGCTGGTTTACCAAATTTAACGACCGTTGGCGGCATAAGATACATGTCCAACAAATATGGTGATCGAACTCGTTCTGCTGGTGTACGCACTATGGAAATCGAAATTGATCAAGTTAAAAAAGATAAAACCATAATAAGAACCCAACGTCGGGTCTACCGTATTAAAGGCGGCCGGAACTTTAAAAATCACAACAGCATTGATTACACACTTTCAGCAGTAAAACCAAACGGCCCAGTTTCAAAAGAAGATGGCGTGTTTGTTCCACAGAACGTGCTACTTGGATTTGTGAGTGAATCCATTCCTTTGAAAGACTACATTGATTTTTCTTGGCCTGATAATTTTATTAGAAAGAAAACAAAAATGTTTAAGGTCCAGCACGGTAGAGATTGGGAAGACGGTATAGGCTACAAAAACACTAAATCTACTTTTTCGTTCCCATTTAATATAATGAGCGCTAGTGTTCAAGTAGATTCTGGATACAATAGAGAAGTTGTACAACGTGTTGGTCCCAATTTAGAAATTACTAACTTACATATTGATGGCTATGGTCATTTACAAGAAGTCCCAATGCAAGGTATATTTACACAAGACGTTGTTGGTGGTCATCAGTCACGTCATGTTCCGTTAAATGACGGTACCGATGCGCCAGAAAACAGACCAGAAGCATGGCGAATATTGCTTGGCACATGCAACGAAGATTCAGAAATTGGTATTGTGCCTACAGGAGCAATTGGTTTAGTAGGCCCAGACTATCCTCCGCCAGATTATAATCCACCTGCTGGAACATTACCTTATCCATACACGCCTCATGAAAAAGCGTATCTTTTCAGAGATCACGTAGCTAAACGACCTGTGAACATTAGAAATATTTCGCAAAAATCTGGCAGTAGAGGTAAGACAACTGTGCCGGGGAACTATCAAAACCAATACGAATTTTTACATTCATTTGGTGCAACACAAAACGCAAGACAGTTCACAGATCAGCAACCCACATTACCGTTACAGTTAGATAACGTAAAACATACAACAAATATTAGAACATTTTTAGATCGCCACCGCGGTGCGCATGGCCATCAACAATTTGTTGGCGAATACAACGTTGGATATCTGACAGGTACAGTTAACAAAACGATTATTACTAATAGGTTTGCCGGTACTCTAGGGCCAGAAGCCAATACTCATGGCGCCAGAGACTTTAAAGCTGGTGAGTATTCCGTATACAGTGCAATGCCATTTAGAAACTTGAGTGTTATCAAGCCCTCACAGAATCCCACTGGCTCTATTCCTGAACCAGCTGGTGCAGTACCGACAACTACTGTTGTTTCTGATATTCATGGTAGAGACTTCGGCCTTCAATCACATTATGGGCGCCATACTGCCAAGTTTGGCAGAGACAGCGTTGTGTTCCCATCCGAAGTTGCAAGACAAAAGTATACATTAAATAAATCATTTGTTGGATACTCTCAATATGATATTTATCGTTCAAGTAATTTTTTACAGGGCTGGTGGAGATTGAATGAAGATGTTTCAAGCACTGGAACTGTTGCAGACAGTAGTGGTAATGGCAGATCGGGAACATTTGACTCTTCGGGAGATCGTCCGGCTTTTTCAACTACATCATTTCCAAGCAAATTTGTTCAAACAGCCTCATGTGTTTTTGCAAATTCAGATTCTGATGCGACCAAAATTGGCTCGCCTTCAACATGGGATGCAATTATTGGTAGTACCGGTAGTCGTAAGTGGACATTAGCTGCTTGGATTTTTAAAACCGGCGACGGTGGATACGTTGTTGGAAGAATCATAGATTTCGGAGACACTGACATTAGTATGTACACCGATGCAGATGATAATTTAAGATTTTCAGCAAGGTGGTCTACCGGTATTGCATACTATGAAAGTGCAGGCACTCTTAATTTAAATGAGTGGACTCACGTTGCTTTAACTTATGATGCAAGTGATAGAACAAATTTACCAAGAATGTATATTAATGGTGTAGAAACAGTAGCTTCTTCTACATCAGGCGCACCTGGTGCCGGTGCTACATTTAGCGGCATTTCTACAGAACAGTGTTATATTGGAAACAGGGCAAGTGAAGATGCCGGTTTCGATGGTAATCTTGCTGATGTAGCTGTTTGGAGTAGTATTCTAACTCCTGAAGAAATAGGCGCTATTTACAATGCTAGTAAGAGTCCAGATCAATATGGGCCCGGTGCGTCTTATGATCAACTCCCCGGCTTCCATAAAATACACAGAAACTCTAGATATACTTTCAATATTCGATATGATTTCAAAGATGAAAATATCCCAGATACTGGTTTAATAAACGAACAATCAATCGACATTGACACCGGTGCAAGAGGCGTAATTGCAATCGTTGAAGACTCAACCAAACGTCGAGAAAGAGTGTTTGATGCGGTGCATGCAGATTCAAACAATGATTCAGTACTGTTTACTTGGAGCGGATGGCTTAAACCAGACAGTGGCGGGCTAAAGATTTTTGAATTAGGCTGGGCAGGCTCGTCAGTAAAACCAATTCACGATCTTCGTCAAGAATCCGGCGATAAACTAAGGTATTATTTCCAAACAACAGATGGGCATGGCACTTTTGTAAATGCATATTACGAAACAGTCGATACAGTTATGACAGGCTCCGGTTGGAAAAATGTTGTGATAACAGTCAGTGGCGCACACGGCTCAATGCCAACCGGCGGCTCTGTAGGAAATACATTCAGTGGCATAGTCGGTGGGCCGACAGTGAAGATTTATGTAAATGGTGAGTCGAAAAATCTATACTTCCCCGGCTCATCGTGTAAAGCGTATTTCCCAACCAGTTCAGAAAACGTATCAAACTTTAGAGGGTATGGCTCTAATCTAACATATCCTCTCGCATTTTTTGGCAGAGTAGACAGTATTTCTGGTTACGAATACACAGGTAAAGCTGATGAAATTGCAATGTATAGCACAACGCTTACTGACGCCGAGGTGTTGGCACTCTACAATGGAGGCGCCCCGCAAAACTTAACACAATCAGGTATTGAAGGTAGCTCAAGTCTTTTATCGTGGTGGAGAATGGGTGATCATCCAAGTGACGATATGGATGGTGAAGATCAAAACCCCACATCTCCATTTAGTGCTTCTAATGGAAACATAATTATTGACGTCAAAAATGCAGCAAACTTACATTTTACAGCGCAAAGGGCTACTCAAGCAGACCCGTCACTTTTGAAAGCAGGAACAAGCTCTGCTAATTTAACAGGTCAACCGCCTGCTACTAGATTAGTAGAATTTGTAAATGGTTACGGTAGCAGAAAAAGATATGACAATGGATTTGTTACGCGGCCAATACCACAAAATGATAGGCAATACCGCTGGTTCTCATCCTCAGTGATAGATGCTAATAATATCAAATATGCAGGATATCAAAGAACTAACAGCGAATATTCACCGTATCGTTCAAGTTCAGCTGGTCGTCAGATTGACTACTATTGGACGTTTGTAACAGCGTCAGACGCCATAACAGGTAGTCTTGCTGGTGGTGCCCTATTCCAGCCTACAAACACGCGTGTAAACACAATTACGCTTGATGACGTTCAAGAAGAGATGGGCTTGCTTGGCTCAGAACTTTTGAGCAATGTGTTTGCAGTTAAAAACGAAGCTTTAGTCGGATGTGAAAGAGCAGAACTAAATCCAGACTATTTGAATCAACTATTGCATAAACGCGGCTCAAAACATGGTTGGGGTTGGAATAAGTTTCATCAGAACGATCACCCTGTATTGACGAAATTAAGAAAATCTAACAAACTACTTGTTTCAGATCCTACATTTACATCGTTGCCAATGCTCTATGGTGGTGGTCAGACACATTATAACGTGCCTGTTATCTCAACCAGAGGTCGACCTATGCTAGTTAATATTGGTACCATAGTAGCAGACCCAGAAGCAACAAGA